CCCCCTAGCCAAAGGACACCCGTCCACAGCACCGTGTAACCCAATACCCTATAGCGTCGTGTCAACATCCATTCCAGCCACTAAAGTACTAATGTTCTCTTCGCTGTCACCGCACCGAAGAGCATACTTCGGTATAGTCTCTGTTCCAACCTGTACCCTCCTACACTTTCCGTCGCCCAAAAATAACGCTATAAGACGCAGAACGACAGGATTACCATCGAGTATGATTGGGTGTCGTAGTCGAAACTCCCACATCAACTCGGAAGATAGTTCGATAGCCCCGCTGTGTTTCAAGTTATAGTCCTTTGCCAGGAACTTCAGTACCGGGGCTATCTGAGTGATGTCCGATGGGTTTACTGAAACCTGAGCACATCCTACTACACTTCCCGATATGAAGATGTCCGGGAACTTCTCCTCCATCTCATCGACGACACTGCACCACTTCCTAGCCTCATTTATCATGCACGCCCGTTCCCTGAGATATCTCATCTCCTGATTGAACAGCGTGTCCTTCTTCTTTTCTTCCGTAGTACTCATTCCCATTCCTTCCTTTATACCCTATTCCTCATCGTGAACGCAAGCCGGACCGCCGATATCTTCATCGTCGTCATCGTCCGGCGTCTTGAAAACTACATGCCCGTCCTCATCGAACGCCACAGCCCCCAGACCTCGTGTCAGCATCAACAGCATCCCAAACAGTGTCAACATCGGACACAGGCAGTGAGGATCAACTTCCATCTTGGCGAAGACCATCAAGGCAATCTTCTCCAGAAAGTCGGGTTCGTGGCCCGCCTTCATCGCCGCCGAGAGGGTAGCCAACGCTGACTGCACTGCCAACGCCGCACTCAGCCCATTGATATTGACCTCAATAGTCTCCCCGGTCTGCGGGTTCTCACCGACAATGGCGGATGCTGCTCGCCAGTCATCATTCGGGCACCGCGTATAGTTGAGTTCACTCATCAGTTTCGATTTCCTCACCTTCCCCTTGGGCATCCCGCAGGGGAAGTACATATTTATTACCGTAGTCATCAAACAGCAGCATTCGATCAGAGTCTACGTCCCCAACCGTCAAATTGTCACCAACTTCCAACATATCAGAATCCCCCCCTTACTGTGTCCCTCTTACCATGGAAATACATCCGATAGCCCGCCATGAGATGCCGGCCTGGGGCGATTCTAAACTCCCCATAAACAAGGTCCCCGCAGGCAGTCTGTTTCAGATACCGTCGTATCGTGCGGAGAGCAGACGCCGTACGCCGACGGTTTACCTGATTACGTGCGTATCTACAGAAGAACTGGGGGGACTCCCCGGGGATTGCAAAGTCGTCCAATGAATTTGTAATGGCGGGAAGAGTTCGGGGGGTCCCGTCTTTCATTAGCTCAAAAAGGTTATGGAGTTTAGTGTTAATCCTGTACGGATTCGCGTCAGATGCCCTACTAAAGCTATAATTTCTCATCTCACGAGTAATTGTACTCATTCCCATTCTCCCTCTTCAGAACCATATTCATCGTCTACCACCTGATTACTCTCTAGGTCGAGATCAGAACCACATTCATCGTCTACCACCCGATTACTCTCTAGTTCGAGAATCGCAGGCCAGTAGGGGTGATCAGCAAGCCACCTCTTCTCACTATACGTTATAAAGGGCCTGCCCCGTGACGACAGGTTTCGTGCCTTACGTGGGTCATACACAACCTCCCCGTTATCCATGTTTTGTACGACAACTAGCTTATTCAGCGGTTCTATAGGGTCGCCGAACTTGTCCCCCAAGAGGAAGAATTGAAGCAGTTGGTTACTTTCGGGGTGTTCTCGAATACCAATCCACCCCGTTGCCTCTTGTACCCGGCCATCGGGGTTAAAGAGCTTCAAGTGTGTGGGCGACCCATTAGGCATGGATCGCGGCAGATAGAAATCACGCATAGCCTTCACTCCGTTGTGGCGATCCCATTACCGCCACATATAAAGCTTAGCATACATACGGACAAAAGGCAAGAAGCATCAGAAAAGTTTTTCGAGAATCTGGTCGGCAAGACCATACTCTATGGTCTCTGAGGCAGACAGGATAGTGTCATGAGCACAGAGAGCCTCAACCTGCTTCTTAGTGAACCGGGGCTTCTTTGCCTTAATTCCCCTCAAGTAGATATCGTACATTTTATATCGGACGACCTTGCCCTGTGCTGCCCATGCCTCGAACGACTTGCTGTCAGCTTCCACGTCATCGGACCCATCGTGGATCATAATGTAAGAATGAGGGGAGAGAATCCGAACGTCCCCAGCCTGTAGTATCACGCTTCCCATGCTCATAGCTGAGCCGACGACGATGATAGTGACGTGTGATCGTAGTGCCCGTATCGTGTCATAAATCCCCATCCCATGATACCAGTCCCCGCCCAGGGAGTTAAGGTAAATTGTTATTGGTGCGTCCGCCCAAGAATCCAGCGACAGCAACCCCTTAATCGCCAGTTCGTGCATATTAGCATCGACTTCCCCGTCCCGATCCCCTATGTAGATCAGCCTCTTGGGGGCATACACACTGTAGTCGAACCATCTATCCAGGTCTTCCCTATTAGTCCGCCTCATTCCTGTTCCTCCCATAAGAAAAGGCTACCCGTCCGTCTGGCAGGTAGCCTATTGGTGTAAATTGAAATTGGTTTGGACCTAGTTACTCTTCTCCATCCTAAGAAGCTCATCCAGCTTCCCCTCAATCTGTTTGAGTCGGTAGAGTAGGAGCTTCTGGTCCTGTACATACGGGGACTCCAACGAGATCATCTTGGAAACCTCCGCCCTACTTGGAGATGAGGCCCCTATGGTGGCAATCAACAGCAGCAGTGAGAACACGAATCCCACCAGTGTCGCCAGCAATCGGCCACCCCAGTCTTTCATTAGCCCGGCCACCCAACAATGGACACGTCATCCAGGTCATCCCCGGAGTCTTGCGTCACAAAGCTGACCCGCTCAAGACTGAGGCATCCCTGCTCACTCAGCTCCTTCGTGGCACCCGCTGCGACAACATGATAACCCGGTCCATCATCGTCGCTATCGTTGTCAAAATCGTTATCCGCATCCGCATTGACCTTGACACGGATAGATGCCGCAAACCCCGCAGGCACACTAATGTACACCGGCTTAGCGGGCGTATCAAACTTGACCACCTGTGGAGCAGTCAAGTCATTATCGGTGCCCGCTGTCTCAACGGTCGGCTCAGTAGCCGCTCCCGTTCTAGCTCTTCCAAGGGCCATAAGTCGTCCTCTCAGTCGGTATTACGACACTTTTCGACTAATCTTCTCACCGAACACAACAAGAGTCGAAGCAGCCGCAGCCCCGTCAGCCTCAGTTGCAACGTACGGGATAAGGTCCGCCGAATTGCCGGAAAAGCTGACAGCTTGCACTTCCCGCCCGTTCACGTAGATGTGGCACACTTCCGCTGCATCAAACACGATTCGGACGTGCATAAACTGGTCGGCCACCCCAACGATTCCCGTATCCACGGTGTTATCGGTATCGGCTACGGACACGTTACTCTGCCACTTCTCGTCATTCACTCCATCCTCATACCGGATAAAGGCGGAATCATCGTCCGTACCAATCACATCAGTATTGGTCAATTTCAGTCCGGCCCACACGATTCGAGACGTGACAGCCGCACCCATCTTGAACCAGCATTCCCACTCCGTCTCATTATCGGTCCCCCATGTGAACCGTGTCCAGGGCGACTGATTCGCGTCCAGGTGGGGCAGAATAATAACCCCGTCTCCGTCCGCTCCGTCCGTCGTGAGGAGGATGCCACCTTCCGCGTTGTATGTTACGTCATCACTCGAACCGTTGGTTCCTAACACCTCGAAATCCGGGTCCGTAACCATCCGAGTTGCTTCGGTCGAACTAAGGATATCCGCATTGATCCCAGGCTTGCCCCGCTCGCCGAATACCTTGGTTAAACTAATCCGATTGCCGATAATATCTGCCGTACTCATCTTAAAATCCTACTTAAATAACCCTGATTAATGTCAACTCTACGATCATCTCCAGGACATCAGTGGACGCTTCCGCCTCCCCTAGTAACCCGTGGAGCTTAACTTCCAACGTAGCATCTTCGGCCAACTCCGAGAGTGTAGTCCCCCTGGGGAGTTCGATGTCTCGCTCCTCCCCCTGCTTCAAGTCACTGATATCGAGGGACGCAATCCCCGTGATAGCGACCGAACAACGGTTCAGTCCCTGTCCCAGTCGTCCACCAGCATTGTCCAGCAACTTCACCTTGGCTCTCGTAATCCGTAGCTTATAGGGCACCGTGAAGCTTGCCGACTCATCCGCTAGGCTGGCGGCACTCGGATTACTCACCGAAAAGTAAGTCAGAATCGTTACCGGACTATTGAACGCCGTATTCTGACTGGCATTCGTCAGTCCATCCGGGCTGTGATTCTTATTCGTCAGCGGGTCTTGGGTCATTACCCCAAACCCATCATCCTTTGCACTCAGGCTTGTTGGTCCGCCCGACTGTCCTGTAACTGTTAGAGCCATGTCTTAATCCTTACTTGGAACCGGGAAGTACTCGACACACACCAGCAGCTTACCGGCGGCGGTTCCCCCAGAAGTATTAGTCGTAACCACCGCGTCCACAAACTCACCCGCCGCCACCTGTCTCAACAATGTCCCCGTTGCATCGTCCGTGCTGTTGGACGACCCTTGGACAAGGTCATTAAGGGCATCAGCAGCCGCGTCAGAGGGGGTCAAAGTCCCTAGAGAGTTGTCGCTCTCATCACTAACCGTCACGACCCCCTGGTCCTCTGAACTGCCAGCCATCACCTCGGTTACAAGGGCCCATATTCTCTTGATGATGAGCCCGTTCTTATTGAGTTCCGCCGGAATCAGCACGATGGTTGGCGTAGCGGTATCCGCACAATCGAACTCCGCACACGCCATCGAGGACTCGACAATCATCCCAGACGTAGTTAGCGGTGCATTAACAGTAATCGCCATAACAATCCATCCTTTACAGAACTCGCATACACCGGATCAAACAGTCCACCCACGCCCCATCATTCGTCGCCCCCGCCGACGCATCGGGATCAAGGATAAGCTGAGCCTTCAAGCTACCCCCGTCCACGACTGTATCGTTATCCAGAAACACCGTCGCATGAGGATATCGAATCGTCTCACCCGTCTCGATGTCATCGTCAAACGTCTGTGACGCCAGTACATCCGTCTCCGTCTCACCGTCGGGGTCGCCGTCTCCCCGAACTACCAGGAAGTCGAGGTTGCCCGCATCCCCATCGGTGAAATTGGCCACCGTGATGTCCCCCATCGTCATCACAATCTCGTTGATGCGAAACTTGAACGGGGCATCCGAATCGAAAAACTGGACCGTATACGTGGTGGAAGCAGCAGGACTATTCTCATCAATCCCGACTCGACCTAGGAGGACAAACTCCGTCCCGACCTGAATATCCGCCAGCGAACCCGTCGTCCCCAGCCCACCTGAACTATGGAGCAACCCATTCGGGTCCACCGTCGGCAGATTGTACTTACTATCATGGGACAGGTCGGCTGCTACGCCACTCTTTGTTGACTGCGTAAGGCTCATTATTGGCTCCTAAAGGGGGTTAAACTCAAAGGGGCGACCGGGGCCAAACGTCTCGCGTCTGACCCCGATCGGACTCATTCCCATTCGATTATTATAGCACCCCTTAACCCGATTGTCAAGTACGAGATTTTTCTTATTTTAGCCTTGACTTTTGTTTGCCTTTATCCTACACTTAAGATAATGGGCGAAGAAGCGGCGATTCGGGGGCCGCGAGACGGACCCCCGGTCGCCACTATTTACAGGGAGACTGTAATGTTTGATGTTGAGGGTAGGAATCTCAAGGATGCAGAGCGTCGGGTATGCGAAAGAGTGTGGGAAGTCTTCCAAGAAGCCTACGAGAGGGCATTGCGGCTCGGTAGGGGGCGACTAGAGACACTGAGCGACCTCCGCGAAGAGTTGGAAGCGGCTTTACCCTACGGGCCGGATGACGTATAACGTGAGGAGGAGGGACCCACTTGTCGGGCACGGATGCTCTTTCTTTGTACAGTTTTTTCGAGGACCGAGATATGAAGACAGCGGAGGAAGTTGCAGACAGATTGGAAAGTTTGCTGGGTGAGCGAGTTCTTCTCTTATGTGGGGTGTACCTATACGACGGCATACTACAGGGCGTTAACGAGACATGTGTAAAGTTGAGTCGTCCTCACATAGTGTATCAGACAGGCCCCTGGACTAATAAAGAGTATGAGGATGCACAAGCTCTTCCAACGAAGAGTGCATACGTTATGATAAGTTCGATTGAGTCCTTCTTCCGAAAAGAATAATGGTGGTATCGAAACGAAAGAATCGGATTTGGTCCGGGTCCTGGGCTTGGGGTAGATCGGGAATCGGCAATTGGTCTGCGTCTTGCACTGGTTCCGGGTCCGATTACAGGCACGGAACCTGGCGGTGGAGCAAGTCCCTCTCTGGGTCGTATGCTGGCGGTGGGTCCCAGTCCGGGACAAGAATGAGAAGACTATGACGGTTAAAGTTGCTCTTAACATGGTCCAGTTGGGACGAGACAGGGGTTGTACCCTCTGCGACCTACATGAGGGGTGCAAGACGAGGTGCATCCCCACTACGCTATATGGCCTCCAGAAGAGACACAAGCGAGCCGTGCTCATAGTTGGCGAGGCTCCCGGTGCGACGGAAGAATTGAAGGATCAGCCCTTCATGGGGAAGTCGGGCAACATGCTTCGTAAAGTGTACGTGGACTTCTTCCACTTGGAAGACAAGGCTGACATTTATCTTGGGAATGCTGCACGGTGCCGCCCACCAGGGAACAGAACTCCGAACAAAACACAGTTGAAGTCGTGCCACGGCTTCTTACTTGCTGATGTCATTAGACTCCAGCAGGAATACAATGAGGTTCTGGTCCTTGCAGTGGGGGCACCGGCAGCATCCGCTCTTTTCGGGTGCTCGTTGAAGCAGGCGTTCCATCGACAAGGTGAGTTTACGGATTGGCACAACCTCTTGAAGTGGGGGGACAAGAAAACGAAGTTTGAGGGCATGGCCCTGGACATAGTTGAGGAACAGGGTCTTGGTTGGGACCCGATCCCGGCTCCGACCCGCGTCTTCTCGACCTATCACCCCTCGTTCCTGCTGCGTGAGCCGTCGGCTGGGCTGGCTGTCAAGCGACATCTCCAGATGATGGTGGATTATCTCGATGGGAAGTTGGACTACGAGTTGGACGAGCAATTAGAGATCAGTGTGGCCCCCCTCCCGGTAAAGTACCCCATTGGGCGGTTGTCACTCGACATTGAAACATACGGCATTGTCAAATCCTACCCGAATCAACAGTACTTTCACCCCCGCAAGTCCCATAAGCTGGACCACGTGGACCCATCGGACCTTGTACAGACTACTGGTCTAACGTGGCGTGATTCGAGGGGCGAGATGAGACACGCTATCTTCTTCATGGACGACGTTAGCCACCGCCGCCGGTTGTGGGCCTGGCTCAAGAAGTGTAGGGACGAAGAGGGCTTCGAGTATCTCCTCGGCCAGAACATAGTCTTCGATCTTATGTACCTCCGCTACGCCCACCGGGAAGCCCGAATTCTACTCGACGACCCCCTGCCTATTATGGACCTAATGATCCTAAACTACCTGCATGATGAGTCCCGACCGGAGAAGTCGCTGAAGGCGTTGGCCCCCCTGTTTCGAGTGTCGAAATACGGAGAGGGGCAAGGAAAGAACAAGGGCGAGTACAAGAGATATGAGAACAACCGGGTGCCGGAGCTAATACAATACAATTGCCAGGACACCGCCTCTACCCTGCGGATTGCGGAAAAGTTGGAGTCGGAGATTAAGGGGTTCTACGGCAAGGACACCAAGAAGCTCCAACCCCTCTGTATGCAATGGTACAGTCAGCTTCTATGGCTTATCGTCTGGATGTCAGAGGACGGGCTGTGTATGGAGAAGAGTCAACTCACCGCCTTATTCGATAAGTACAAGGGTGCCCAGAACGCGATCATGCGGTGTGCCCGCGAACTATACGACATGCCCCTGCGGGGCGTAGGATGCGAGAAGGCGAAGCGGGCAATGATGGATCGGGCCTGTGACTTCCTCGTGGCCAACGGGATTCGTCTCCCTGACCTCGAAGTGACCGATAAGAAATGCGAAATACGATTCAGTGCCGACAACCGTAATGCCCTCATGGCCGTAATGGACCGTGACTGGGACACGTACAAACAACTCAAGTTGTTTGGGGCCTACCAGGACGTGTCGGGTATGATGGACCGCTACCTCTACCCCCTCCTCATCGGCGGGGGCAAGAAGCACGATCAGAAAGGCACGGTCCTCCTCGACGGCTTCGCTTACCCCAAGTGGTTCCCCGTGCCTAGCGAGTTCGAGGACAAGTCTACGGGCGGAACCAAGCAGGCCCGCATCGTGGCCAAGGGACCTCCGTGTCAAACATTCCCTCCGGCCATTAAGAAGTGCCTGACTGGCAGATTCTCCGACGGTTGGATGGTGTGGTTCGACTACTCCCAGATTGAACTACGTGTTGCTGCTCTCCTCTCCGGCGACTCCGCCATGATGGAAGAGTATAGAGGGGACCCAGACCTACACGGCAAGACCGCCCAACTAATGTTCGGCGATGACATCATCAACGACCCAGCCTACAAGTCGAAGTATCGGCAGGCGGGCAAGAAGTTCAACTTTCGGGCCTTGTATCGTGGTGGGGCGGAGAAGGCCCAGTCCGTCCTCATGAAAGACCTGGGCATCCACCTCGACCTGCACCGTATCGAAGAGATCGATAGGGCCTTCTGGGCACGACATGCGGGTCTTCGGCAGTGGCAAGAGAGTCTAGTGGCCCATGTACAACGGAAGGGCCACTATGAACTACCGTTAATTGGGCAATCCCGTCTGTTCCTGGGGGGAAGGCGAGCAAAGAACAGGAAGTTGAACGAAATCGTAAATCTCCCCGTACAAGCACTCGCGGCAGACATCATGCTGTCCGCCCAGTACCACTTGTGGGCAGCATTCCGCCGGGAAGGTCTCAAAGCCGTTGTGCCCTGCAACATCTATGATGCGGCCCTCATTGAGTGTCCGAAGTATGAAATCCATGCAGTCCGTCGGCTTATGAAACAGATTCTTCCCAGGCCCTCATTCTATGTGTCATTGTGTTCAGAGTTAGGGCGGGAACTCCCGCTCGGATATGAAGTAGTGGAGAAAAACCTTGACAAAAGTTGACTCTTACAATTTAGCGGCTATAATCAGCAGTTGCTACGTGGTTTTGTGCGTAGTTTGTTGCTTAATTAACTGGTATTCTGATCGGAAGAAATAACCATGAAGAGACACTCACGACTTATTCTGTCCGACTTGCACATACCCTTCCACGACAAGAGGCTGTTGGAATCGTGGTTCCGATATCTGGAGGAGTACGAATGGGCCGGTGTTGACATCATTGGTGACTTCCTGGACTGCTATACGCTTAGTCGGTTTGATACGAACCCCCGACGTAAAGAGAACATCCAAACAGAGATTGATCAGGGTCGTGAGATTCTGGAACGGATACGAGAACTCCAACCTTGTACGGACATCCGGTACTCTGAGGGCAACCATGAGGATAGGCTACGGAAGATTCTTTGGAGCACCTCGAAGGTTCTGGGTCCACTACGCAACCTCACCATACCTGAACTACTGGGGCTCAAGGACCTTGACATAAAGTGGCACCGAACCGAGGAGCCGTACAAAATAGGCGGCTTATGGTATAGCCACGGGGACCTTCTACGCAAGAACGCGGGCTCATCGGCACGTGCCAAGGGGGACGCAATGGGCGGCTCTCTTATTATGGGACACACCCACCGCATGGGTTCGTGTCCAAGAACCTTACATACGGGCACCTACGATGCCTATGAAGTCGGGTACATGGCGGACAGGAACAAGTTGGACTACCACCGGCATGTCCTGGATTGGCAACTCGGCTGGGCTGAGGTGCTCTTTGTCGGCCCCGTCCATCAAGTCAACTTCTTTCGGGCGGTGGATAAAGGTCGTCAGAGATTCGTCGTGGGGCCAGAGGGAGTGGAAGACTCATGGCGAACTAAGGGAAATAAGTAATGTCCTGGGAAAGCACTATCAGGGAGATCAAACGAAAATTGGCGAAGAAAGACTCCAGGTGTCCCTGGTGTGACGATACCGGCCACCGGCGGGGTTACATTGGGAATGGGTCTGACAGGTGTCCCTGCAAGGACTACGATGAAGAGGAGATAGAGCCCCAGCTTGGCCCAGTAAACGATGTCGAACCCGAAGCCCCGTGGTCGGATCAAGAGGCCAAGATGAACAAGCAGCGTGATGATATGCTTAGACAGATGTTTGAGTAACAGAGGGGAAACACAATGGCATACAATGGCATGTATTGGTGCGACAAGTGTGGGCGTCTAATGAGCATCGACTACGCGTCATGCTCGGACAACGGTTTGGTCTTAAAGTGTCTAAATAGGAATGAGAAGAGACAACCGTGTACTTACCGCTTGTTCTTCTTGAAGACGGACCCGTGGGCATTTTATGCGTTTGGAGGAAGTGAAGATGATTCAAGAATGGTGGACAGTGATGACGACGAATCCGGGGTTGTTTCTCCTGATGGGGTTCCTGAATTGGTGGATGGGGGTCATCTGGGGAAAGATACTGGTTCGGCGGACACTGCGGCGGCGACTGATCCGCATGGTGAAGAAGTAATAAAGCGTAATGCCATGGACACTATGGTCGAAGCCTACCGCGAGAACCTTGAAAAGAGGTGGGAAGATGGGTAAGGGGGACCACTATAGGCCGGTAGACAAGAAGAAGTTCAACGAGAACTTCGAGTCCATCTTTGGCCCACGGAGGATCAAGACCTGGAACACCCGGAGGAAGATGATGAAGTTGGAGGGGAGCAAGGAAACGGAGTCGGCAATCCGACGGCTAGTGGACCAACTGCTGGTGTGCCCACCGAAGAAAGCTGATGGGCTCATCCGCAAGTTGAAGTTGCTCTGGAACAAACGTCAAGAGGAGATACAAAATGGGAACCAAGCGGAATCCCCGGGGGGGCGAACCACAACCGATTACTCGCCGACAACAGGTGGAGGCCCTGCGGACGCTGAAGTCTCAGGAGATAGCGGCGACCCTGGCGGACAAGATTCAGGAAGCAGTAACACAGGAAGTGGAGCGTCAGTTGAAGTCGATTAAAGACACGATGCTAAGCACGATTGACCGAGTGTGCGACCTGGAGAGTGTCTGTTACGAAGACGGGGAGACCCCGGATTAAGGTAACAGTAACAATTGATAGGAATGAGAAGAGACCCTTGCGGTTCCCTAAGACGATTAGGTGGTACCCAAGTAGGGGGGCGAAGGGCCAGCAGGTCCTGGTTAGGACTCAGACCAAGGTACTCCCTGCTGGTGACTACGCCTTGGCAGGATTCGAGGACCGCTGCATCATTGAGAGGAAGGGGTCCCTCAGGGAGCTTGCTCAGAACCTACTCAGTGATGACTGGGCGAGGGCGAATCGTGCGTTCGGGAAATTGTCCTTGGCCACGGCGAACCCGTACCTCATGTTGGAGTGTACCCCCGCCGAGCTACGAAAGGCCGAACAGTGGGTCCAAGAACCGGCGAGGGTGATTGACGCATTGGCCGCCCTAATCGAGCGGTTTGGTTTCAGGTTATTGTTATGCGGTTCCGTCAAGACCGTACAACAGAAACAAACGGTGGGCGAACTCATGCTCCGGCTAATGTTGGCCCACGCTTACCATAAAGAGGAGGACTATACGCAATGCGACGTGGTGATAGAAAAGATGAGTTCGATACAGGGGCAACCAGGGACACCGACGACGGAAAAGGACGCCCCTCCCTAATCACGTCCACGCTGATTCATCGGACAGCGGTGCATCTGGCGAAGGGTGAGAAGCACTACGGCAAGAACAACTGGACAAAGGGGATGCCCTTCTGCCGAACCGCCGATAGTCTGATTCGCCATATCTTCCAATGGTTGGATCAAGACGAGGTGGAGGACCATCTGGCGGCTATCGTTTGCAACGCCATGTTCCTAATGTATTATGAATCGGAGTGTCGAGAACTGGACGACCGGGGAGAGAAAAGAATCCCAACTCCCGCCTTGACTTTCAACGAATTAAATGCTAAGATTAACGAAGGAGGGATGACTCGTGGATAGCCTGGATAAAGAACCGGCAGTCAACACAAGGACTGTGCCCATGACCGCAAAGTGCCGAACTATTCAGAAGGCACACGAAGGCGGGAAGATGGGATGGAACGTACCAAAGAGTACGGTGGATATCTTCAAGGATATCCGTAAGCCTCTAATAAGGTCCACACCCCTCCAGACATTGGACCATTGCCCAAGGAAGTTTCTCTATGAGTACAAACTGGGGATCACCCCCCGCAGGTACGAGTCGGCTCTTACGATGGGTACGATCGTTCATAAGGTTCTTCAGTCCCTCTTCATGGGCCAAACAGCGGAAGAGGCCCTTGAGGTATGTCAGCGTCTCCTCCAAACGGAACAACAGAAACTAATCGGCCAGGCTGGTCCCGATGGCTTCCTCCCAACCGGAGAAGCCCTGGAGTCTACGCTGAAGAAACTTGAGGAAGACTACCACAAGGCACGGGCTACCGGCCTGGCCTTCTGGTCGTTCGTCCCGTTTCCGAAAGATAAGTACGAGGTCCTTCGTACCCCGGATGGGGAACCCATGGTTGAGACTCTCCTGGAGTGTGAATATCCGGGATTGAGTCGCCCCATCCGCACCCCTTGTGACGTGGCCCTCATGGAGAAGGGCACAACAAACGTCTGGATCGTGGACTACAAGACCACCTCCTTCGACCCCCGCAAGCGGGCGATCCCGACGAAGATTAGTGCCCAGCTTGCCATCTACCGGCTCTGCCTACAGACCCACCTGGACTTGTGGCATGAGGAGGACCCGGAGAAGTACCCGAAGTACACGGTGATTGGCTCGATGCACGCAGTCATAAAGAAGCCGGGGATTAAGTTCTGCAAGAAGGATGCCACCTTTGCGGCCTACATTGACCGCCTAATAGAGTGGTACAAGGACGCCGAGGCCAAGGACCCAGAGAATCCCCCCCTCATCCTGGACCCGAACCGTTTCAACAAGCCCTTAATGACCTCAGAATTGTGGGGCCGACTGAAACAGTTCTGTAAGGCCGCTCACGCATCCCCGAACATAGACCACTTCTACCGTGTAGGCGAGTCAGCCTGCCTTCAGTACAATCGGGTCTGTCCGTTCATGTCGCTCTGTAACAGTGACCCCGCCATGTGGCCCGACGTAATAGAACAGAGGTACGATATAAGGTTCCGAGAAGATGAGGAGGACAATAATGAAGATGTCTAAGCGTGCTATTGTACGCACCCTGTCATGGTGGGTCCACCGATTACTGTGCTATATCGGTATCCACGCCGCTGACATAATGAGCGAAGTAAACACCGGGGAGGAGGACGGGGGCCTCTCGTTCACGGAGGTCGGCACCTTCTGCCCCGTATGTATGAAACATGTCACTTTTCCAGGGGAGAAATTAACTAATGACGAAACAAAATGAGATAGGCGAAGCCTACATGGAGGACTTTAGATGGAGGGCTGGAGACTTCATAAATGAGGCGGTTACACACTACCTTAAGAATGGTGGTAAGTTTGAGGCGAGAGAGGCGGCCAAATTAGTCAGGTCCTGTATCGACTTTGCCCGTTTGAGCACGGACATGTTGGCAGCATACGGTTTACTGCCGAAAGAGAAGACGCTACCACCGGAAGGTAGGGAGGTGGAGGATGCGGTCAATAATATCGAATAGAGAGATACCCAAGGACCTACAAGGAATTGACGGGATGAGGTCGGGCTTTGTTATTCCCGATGTGCTGGCCGCCCGGATCGTAATCTCAGGGGAGCCGGGTGCGGGGAAGTCCACCTTCCTAAACAGTAATCCGTTTCTCCTATCCCTCGACCCCGAACGGGGGGGTGATACCGCTGCTGACCCCAGAGCCTTGCGGTTCACCCCCCCACCTGAGACGGACCCGTCCCAGTTGGACACTGCCTATACGGATTTTGTGGATAAGCTCATTGCACGTAAATTAAAGGGTGCGAACGACATTAAGATGATTGCCCTTGACACCCTTGATGAGTTCGTGGACATCTTCCTGACGGCAATCTGCCTGCGGAAGGGCGTCCTGGACCCCATCGACTTGAACGATGGTTCGGGTAACGGGTACACAATCGTCCGAAAGTCCATCTTTGGGATGCTCGATAAGATTCATCGAGCCGGTCTGGGGTGGGCCATCATTGCCCACACTCAAGTAAAGACGGTACGAGTAGGTGGCGAAGAGAGACAACTTTCGGGCCTGGCGGTGTCCAACTCGTTCAAAGGGGCCGTGTTCCAGAAGTGTGAACACATGATGTTCATAGAACACGGCGTAAACATGATACCGGGTAAGGACGAAGTGAAGATAGTAGGAGGGAAAACAATAACGAGAAGGGGCACGCCCACGGCACAGAAGTGCCGGAAGATAAAGACCAGCCCAGGCGGGCTATGGCGAGGGTCGGAAACGAATGATGTAAAGGTGAGAGTTCCATTACAAGATGAAATAATCCTGCCGAAGGTCGGCGGGTGGGACTTGTTCACCAAGGCGTATGAGGCGGCAGTAGTCCTCCTCACAAAGGGAGAAAAAGATGTCTGATGATGCTTTTCTGGAAGTTCTAGCCGGATGTAGCGAAGCTTGTGCAAACATGGACCTGTCGGACGACGGTTGGACACCGCCGGACGGCGAGTACGACGTGCTGGTGGCCGAAGTGACCGCCGGTGTCAAGGAAAAGAACGGTGTAAACAATGCCTGGATCAAGCCGACGTTCGGCATCCTCGATGGCGAGTTCAAGGGACGTACGTTCACCGACTTCTACTACATTCAGGGTGGCCACATGAAGGACCCCTCAATCAGCGTGAAGAACCTCTGTCGGTTTGCCACCTGCCTGATTGGGTCTGAGACCCGCATCCCTCTGGAGGCGGCGGAGATAGTGAACGGTTCGGCGGGCGAGTTCCTCACCCTCCAAGTCTACCGGACTACCTCGAAGAAAACCGGCAAGGTGTACCCGAACATTCGGTTCCTCCGGCTCTTGACGGCCACGGACAGTGTAGTGGTTAACGAATCCGTCTAATTGTAATGGGAATGAGTAGGGGGGGCCGTCCGCCTGGTGTGGGTTGGCCCCCCTTCCCCCGGGGGTAGGACATGAAGTGTACAAGAAAACGGGATGGGTTGAGACGATGGTGGTAATAAAGTGGTTCAAGAGTATCGTTTGTTGGGCGATGCACAGACAATACCATACGGAAATTGAGTGTGACCTACGTAGAATAGGCTCCCCGGCTGACGTGGGCAAGCACGGTAAAGGGTCCCTCTTTCTAACACACCTGTGGAGTGTTTGGACTGTTTGTGGCAAATGCGGTAGGGGGTGGACAAGTACTAAGGAACAGAACCAAGCTGCGTGGGATGTCTGGGAAGACCACCTGCCCGCTCCCCCTCCCGTCATGGACTTTACGGATGAAGGGACTCGTAAGCTGGCAGAAGAAGTTACAGCCCTCACCGAAGCCGCAGTAGCTGAGGAGAAGAGGGCGAAGAGGGCGAAGAGGACGAAGAAGAATGAAAACGACTGACCATAATACGATGGTTATTAGCGGGCGGTTACACCCCCGTGGTCATCAACTACCGGGCATAGGCCCCTTTACTTTGCGGGTTGGTAGGCGGGGACAGCCCGATATCGTTAGTAACTGGGGGGCCAAGTTCGTATTGCTCGGTATCGAGCAGCCCAACGAGGACGACAACTTTACGCTCATCCGCGTCTTGTTCCTGTTGCCGGGGCGACGTACCCCTTGGGTAGCCAAAGGGATGCCCATGAAAAGGGCCAGGGTCTACCACCGGAAAACTGGAGAACTAGAGGTGCGGATTCGTAAACGCTTCAGTGACAAACAAACTCACCCCCTGCCGACGGGGCAGTACACGGGTAGTTGTATCCATGATGTGGAAGGAGGGTTTGCTGTCTTCACCCTCCAGGCGATCTCTCTCCGCAAAGAGCCGGAGACGCAGAAGCCGAAGACTATCATTACTCCGGGGGATAGTACGTTTAATGTCACCCTTGCAGAAGCTCAGAGGACTCTTTCACGATTTGATGGGATGGCAGGGGGAGGAACTAATGCCGGTGGACTTCGTGATGGCTAGCTATCTCACGGGATTCCTTCCCGGAGCGGTTGAGAAAGCATGGGGCGACCTATGCGGTCCTCCATCCATTGGAAAGACGGAGATACTTCGTGCCCTTGAAGATGGTCAGAATCGGACTGTCATGGTGGACACCCTCACGGAAAACGCTTTCTCCAGTGCCATGCGAAACCCGGACGAACCGGACCGGGACTTCTCCCTGCTCTACCAGTTGTCGGACGGGAGGGAACCAAGGGGGCCGAAGGTCCTGGTCATTAAAGAGTTTAGTACCTTCCTTAACATGCGGAGGGAGAAGTCGGATAAGATATTCGCCGACCTGCGGTCAGCCTACGACGGGGACTACACAACCGCCGCAGGCAACATCGGACTGGATACAAAGACCGACCTGAACTTCGGCCTCATTACTGCCTGCACCGAAAAGCTGGATGAGTTCAGGCGAACAAACCAGACCCTGGGAGAACGGACACTGGTATGCCGGATAGGTCGGCATACACGCGGATACGCGGCCAGACAAGCGATTGCTGACCACGTTATACGGGGCAACCGACTTGTCAAGGCAGCCCTCCGGGCCAAGATCAAGGTAACTGTGAAGAGAGCCATCAATGACGCCGTTGAACGGATTCGGAAGAAAGAATACAAGGTTACTCAAGAGGAGCAGTTCATCCTCAAGGTGGGACGGCTTGCCGCACTCGCCACCTCAGTACGGACGGGACCACTCTCGGAGCGGAGCTATGCCAGCCTGTCCGAGGGGCCGGGTCGATTCGTTGGACAGCTTACCTCATGGGGTGACTGCCGTGTCATCTTCGACGGGCGTACAGCTTGGACCGACGACGACTACCATCTGGTTCGCCGCATCGCTCAAGACACGATGCCCCCTGAGAACCTCCGGGCTCTTGCGGCCCTTTGGCGGGGGAGCAAAGAGGCAGCGGTGGCACCGATGGACTCGAACACCATCTGGGGGGAGGCACTACTTGACAGTTCCTTCTCCCGTCAACTTCAACAGTGGGCAATTATTGGCATCCTTAATGTCGCCGGTGGGTGCCTGTACAGTATGAACCCCGACTTTGCCGCCGACGTGGAATTGACCGGGTTTATGGAGGGCATAGTATGAGTCCCGCCGACTACGATGAACCATGTATGTATTGTGGACGCGAACCGGATGGATGTGTATGTCATCTGGCTCCCGACTTTCCAGACGACCCAATTGATGAGCTGGATACAGACTACCTCAGTTGGGACTACTATGAGGAGGACGAAAATGAAGTTAGTGGGGAAGAAGATTCTAGTCACCCCGATGAGAACTAAGTCGGAGACTAGAGGAGGGATTGCCCTACCAGACCAATCGGTTCAGACTTTGCCGATCGGTCCAATTGTGGCGATGGGTCCTGACGTTGTAGACCACGACCTCCACGTAGGCGGGGTCGTAATGTTCAGCAGCATCGGTGCCATGCCCGTGGTGGTGAACGATAAAGCGTTCATCTTAATTGAACCGGAGGACATCTTAATGATCTTGGAAAAGGGGGAATATGATGGAGGCGAATGATGTAATAAGGACTGAGTTGGGGGTGGTTAAAAGCGGAGTCCCCTTCATCTGTACCGCCACGGAGGGGCTATTCCCCTATGAAGGGTTCGGGGTACACCACATCTACATTGAGGATATCGCCAAGTCCCTGTCCCAGTTGTGTCGGTTCAACGGACACACCAGCCTGTTCTACTCGGTTGCTCAGCACTCGCTCCTCGTATCTGAAAAGATGCCCGCCTCTGCTGAAGGGAAATTGGTGGGCCTCCTCCACGACGCCGCCGAGGCTTACACTAATGACCTCCCCTCGCCCTTGAAAGCGTACTTGCTGTCCCGGGGCAATACGGCCTACCGGGACCTCCAGGCTGCAATCACCGCAACAATCTACGAGCGTTTTGGGATTGAAAAGATACCCGATGACGTAAAGCTGTATGATACGGCGGCGGCGGTCTTTGAGGCGGAAGGGTTCCTGGGGCTAAACGAAAAGTGGCTTGGCCGCTATGCGTTCCTGGTCCATCTTAGAGGGTTGTGGGAGCCCTGGGACCCGATAGAGTATGCAGGAACATGTGGAGACCAGGAACCCGGTGATGTGGAGACCTCATTCCTGCGTCGTTTTGAGGAACTGATGGCGGCGAGCGGACGTGAAGGTTTAATGTGATGGACTTGGAAGACCTTGTCCAAGGGGTAAGGGAACACCAAGAACATCTTAACGATCTCGATTACACCGCCACTGAGAAAGAGTGGCAAGACTTAAGAAAGGCAGTGAAGAACGTAATGGAAACAACGACTACTACAACGGGCCTCCTCCCGAACAAGAATCCTTACAGGATCGGGACTCAACTCCATGACCTTTTCGAGCTAATGAAAGACGGGAGGGCCCGGACTCTCCACTACATTATAGACGAGATGTTTGATCCACAGGAGGTTCCAATATACCGCGGGCGTCGTGTCGCGTCCGCTCTTCGTACGATACGTGCGTATCTACGGAAGAAGGGCCTGGGGACAATCAGGTACGAAGGGCCGATAAGAGGCTATCGTATGCTTCCCTGGCCTAAGCCCGTTATTAGAACGGAGGCTGTTGGAGGTTCACTCCCGGCTGACGCCCGATCTTAGACGGATTGACAGTATCAAAGGCTGACAAGCCAGTCCGAGCATTGAATCGGGGCTTGCCAAGATTAGCCGTACGTGCGGCGTTTCGGACTTTCGACGGCTGGCCAAGGAGGGCCGGGTCGATTCCGAGTAGCTGCTCACCCGTGGTCCCAAAGGTCGCTCCCATTACTGCAATGAGATTATCCCGGGCTGGTCCAGGAGGAAGAGTCCGAACGACTTGCTCCAGGCGAGTCATCTGGCGACGCATCTGCATCGCCTTCATGTCCTTCTCAGTAACGGGCAACTCGAACCCGAACCGCTGCTTGAAGCCCGAGGATATCTGATTCGCTTCCTTGGCATTGTTCTTGAAGCGGGCGTCCATGTACGACTGCCGCTCCTCCCGGATCATGTCCCGGTTCTTGACTAGCGTCTGCAAGAGGTTCTGTTCCTTCTCTATGTCTCCACCCTTAATCCCCATCCCGAACCGTACTAATTCCCACGGGCGATAGTAGCCGCGAAGAGTTCCTGACCCGGAGAATACGGCAATCCGTCCATCGGGAGCCGGTTGGTTGTAGTCCGCGTGGGTCCGCTGGAAGGCTCTAGCCGCCTCTTGGCCCAGTTCCGCTCCCGGCACACCCGGAGGCAGAAGCCCCATAAATCGGAATAGTGACGTGCCGCCCGGGACCAATAGGGGAGTGGACCTCGCCAACTCGGTGAAGTCCCCGGAGCCCAAGCCCGCCGCCGCCGAACCCACAACCTGGAAGAACGGAGGAACAACGGGGATGGGGGCAAGAATCTTCCCTGCTGGTTGGAAGGTCGGCAGGGCACCACCAATCAAGGCGTCTCCAGTGTTCCACCCAACAGCCTCCCCCAACTCCAGAGCGAGGACACTACCTGCAACCATGCGGGCGAAGGTGCCGGGATTGAAGCCGAGGATATTCATCTCTTTTCCCGTGCGGGGGTTGATCGCCCCACTGCCCAACGTAAGGGCCGTCGTCGTAGCGTACTCCAGCATTTTCAAAGGGAACTGAGTCAATTGCCGAACAAAGGGGGACTTGTCCACCAAGGCCAGGGGCGTATTATGGGGACCCGTCAAGAACTGTGTCTTCTCGACCAACCTCCGAGAGAACTCAATAGCCTCTCCCATCGGCACCTGGGCACGGCGGGCATGGATCATGCCGGCCTCAAACGTGGACAATCGAACCGCAGTCTCCGACGCCGTGAACATGGACATCATGGCCCGCTGAATCTTGTCCGCCACCTTGACCCCTGCGGAGGGTAAGGCCGAGATTTCGTAGGCGTTCATCAACGTATTCTGAATTGCTTCCTCCGTAATAGGCGAGGCCACCAAACCAGACTCGGCGAACTCCGGGTATGCTTGCCGCAAAGCTCCCTCATGACTTAGACTGCGAGGACCAAGACGTAGCGAAAAGTACTTGTGGCTCTTCCTCATCGCCTCCCCTGCCCCCGCCGCCGCAGTACGATACCCGATACTCGGTCCGGTAGTAAGCACCAACTGTAGCATATTCTTCAGGGCGGACCCAGGATTCAGCCCCAAGGTGGAGAGGTAGAAGTAGCCAGTGGCTTTCCTCTCCAAGTTCTGAAGAGAGAAGGCCCCCTTCGATGCCTTCATTCCCGCAAGGAGGCTGTCGGTCGCTTTGTCCCCCAGCAGCTTTCGTATTCCAGGGCTCGATTCCAGCTTGACCGCCAACTGCTGAGTGGCTTGAGAAAACATCTGAGCCCGCATGGAATTACGAAAGGTCCCACGTCCCATAATAGTAGGAATATACGTGTCCTTGAGAATACTCCCCTGCCACCGAGCTACAGCGTCGGTTTTCCCCCGAAGCGTCAACTCGTTGAGCATCCCCACCATATTCTCGCCGCCTCCCTTTACGGTCCACGCGAAGGTACCCGCCAGCGTATGATTGTACTGACTGATAACCGGCATCAACTTCAGGCTATACTCGGAAGGGCGATGGTCCGCAAGAAGGGTGGCAATCTTCTCCGCCTCGGCGGGCTGGAACAGCTTCGGATACTGGCTCTCCAGTTCGTCCAGGGGCACCTTTGACATCATGGCCAGGGTGGAGCGACGAACACCCGACACCCGAGCTTGATGTACGATACGCCCCTTAATAACCTGATTCAGTCGTTCCCGGGCCGAGCTATCCACAAGGTCGCCCAATTCACTCAACTCTGCTCCACTCGGGAGCATGTTGAACTGACGCTTGTAGACTTCCGGGCTGGCCCAGGTACTAATCTTTCGCTGAGCCGACTGAGCAAACTTCTTCGAGCTACCCGACTCCGTCAGTACAGAAACGAGCCGTCGAAAATCTTCTTCACTCTGAAGTAGTCGTCGTGGAAAGTAATCGGGGACCTTCTTCGGGTCACGCAGAAACATCTCCATCGTGTCCGTAACGTTGTCACTTATGCCCGCCGACTTCTGCCGTCGGATAGCTTCGAGGATTCGCCTTCGTCCCTTGACATCACTGAACACCTCCCCCCACTGGTTGTCGAGCGTCTGCCGGAAGCCCTTCGCCAGTCTCAGTAATGCGGGACTCATTCGCTCCTCAAGGTGAGGCATGAGGGTCCCCACCGCCTCCAGACTTTGGGTAGTCTCCCCGGAACCCAATCGAATAGTGCCATTCTTTCCCTGCCACCCCCGTAGAGGCTTGTGCAATCCATCCAGCCAAGCCGACACGATCTGTTGTTCCCGCTTCGTTGGCAGCTTGCCGGATTCCCGTCGAAATGCCTCCAACGCAGTCGAGTACCCAAGAGCGTGCTTGCCGCGGAAATCATTCACATTCTTTACAATCGCCCCGAACTCATCCACGAAGTCCACAGCCGATCCCGTTCTCTTCACCCCGAGAAACAATCCTTGCATTGAAGCTATATGCCGCAGCACCGGAACGCGAGCCGCCAAGCTCTGAACCTTCTTGGATATCTTAAAGATGTTGTTTCCTGCTGCGATCGGAAACACATGCGAGACCGCCAGGGCCGCAATCAGCACCGGGTTCGTCAAGGTCTTGAACACTTGTGCATACGGACCCTTATCGAGGCCCCACTTCTTCAAGAGGGTGTTCCTCTCGTTCTCGGTCAATTCCTTCGGCTGGAACAGAGACTTCCACGCTGCGGGCAGGTCCCCCGCAAACGTGTTTTCAAGGGCCAGTCCAGGCCGGTCCGTAAGCTCAGCCTGCCTGCCCAACGGTTGTACATCTTGAAACGGATCAGCTATCGGCACTATTGTCCCATCTGACTAAAGAGTTGATCCACCAGGAACTGAACGTCCTCGGGGTCTCGGCCACTCTTTGCCGCTCCCACCCTCTCATCACTCCCGATTCGACGCTCAGTGCTTGTCAATGTGGACTTGCTGGCACCCGTATCCGAAAGGATTCGTATGGCCTCCTGAAACAACTCCGGCTCGAACCGTTGCAGAGTCACCTTCCTACGTGCAGCAACTTCCTGTTTATCCACGATGTCTCGAAGGAACTCCACACTAGACGTGGGACCCAACTCCTGAAACCCTTCCAAAGCGGCCTGCTTCGCTCGCTTCCCCCGACCCAGGGTATGCAAGTTACGAGCAACCTCAAAACCCGCGACTCCAAGAGCCAACGCCCCTCCCACCTTGGACCGACCGGCGAGACCCGCTATCTTCCGTCCGATCCCAAGCCCGGACACTCCGGCACCCGTTAGGGCCTTCGTGGTGGCCCTGGTCACCTTCGGCAACTTTCCATTATTCGCGTCCCTCAACGTGTCCAGGATGCCCGTTGGAATCTTCGCTGTCCCGGGCCTCTTCATAATTTTGTTGAAAAGTTGGGTAATAAGGGGGTCATCCCCCCGACTAGATAGGGCACTCAACGTATTCCCCACACCAGCCTTGGCCAGGACTTTCGGGTCTACTTTCCGCAGTCCAGCGATGATCCGGCGACCGTTCGCATTATTGAACTCATCCATGTTCGCCATCTGGCTGATAGCATGAGCCAGGTCAGCCTTTAGAGCCCCGGGCGACAGTCCCTTCAATGCCCCCCGAGCAGCCGCCTGTGTTTCCTTAAGCAATAACACATTGTCTTTTCCGCCCGCCACCGCCGCTACAGAATCGGGCAGTCCCCCCGTACCCCCAAGCACGGCCTTCGGACCCAAGCTTTCCAGCCGTGACTTCGCCTCCGCCGGGATAGAGAGGTCATCAAGCTCTTTAAGGAACGTAGCCCATATATCCTCCAGCTTCCGAGTTGTCCCGGCTTCGCCCACCGCAAGCTGACTGAACCGAAAGAACCGACGCATACCGTGGGGGGCCTCCGCCGTGTTGGCCTCTCCCGCCGCCTCCACCGCCTTCACGACGGGAGACTTCTTCTTCTTCCTAGCCATTTACATCTCCCTGTTGGGGTAGTTGGGCTTGCTGGCCCGGTTGGCCCTGTTGGGACTGCTGCTGTTTGATATTATTCAACATCGACGACATATCTCCGGCTCGTGACGGGTGGGAGGCTTTCCCAAGCTGTTCGGGGGTCAGGCCCATCCGGGCCGCCACCATGTCCAAGAGCCCGGTATTCCTCTCGCCACGGGAGGGTTGGGGGGTTCGACTCAATGCTTCCTTCGTAAGTATCCGGGAAGGAATCTCGTTGAACTGAGCAAACTTTTCATCGACGCTCTCACGCCCCTCTTGCTCCCCAACCTCCAACGAGAAGGCCCGCCTCTGATTCTTCTCCGCAAGCTGCCTCAATGCCGTCTCCACGTCAGCTTCTGGGTCCCCTTCAAGGTGGCCCAGAAGTGCAGCTATTCCCTCAAACAGGGCAATACTACCCAAAGTTAATGCAATTCCACCAATAGCCATAAGTCACCTATCTTTCATCGTCCGGTAGAAGTCCCTCATCGACAACCTGTTTACGTTCCGACCTATTCAAGTTCGGAGCGTCCGCCATCACACCGGCTAAAGCCGCACCTATTGTATTTTCACCCGTACGGAACTTTTTCAGGAATCCGGTAGCTGCATCCTGTCCGGCAGCCGCCTGTACAAGTCCTGTTCCCCCCCGTATTAGGGCCTGACCGATTCCTCTCCCGCCCAAACTCAGAAGGCCGGGAACTTTCTCAGTCACAACTTTCGGAACGCCCCCCTGCTTGAACGCTTCTCCAGTAGACAGCTCTCCCCCCTGCTCCTGGGACTTCTTTTGTTCCGACGCTGCCGTCCTTGCCCGTTCTTGCTGGCGAGGGTAGTAGGTGTTTCTCTCGCTGGCGTTTTTCGCATAGCCACTCCTCTCATGCTCCACCTTTGTTTGAGACAGATAAGCCTCAATACTTTCGGGACCCAGGACATCCAGATTAGCCGAAGCGAAACCGGCCACCTCACGGCGAACATCTGGACCCATGTCCTTACTCAATTCGATTAGGTTGTTCATCATCATAACGGAACTCTCGAACTGTGCAGTGTCGTCAAGTTTTCCCCGGCCAGCAGCAATGTCATCGGGACTACGGCTATCAACCTCCCCGGATACCGCCTCTAGAGCCTCGGTCTCCCCCATGAGTTTAATAACACGCTGTTGTGCCTGGTCCCCCTCCCCAGACGCTTGCATGGCGTATACGTCAGACAGGCGGGTCATCGTTCTGAGGTCTTCGCGGAACTCCCCCAGGGTTGATGCATTCCAGAGGCCGTCGTGCATCCGATTACCAAACGCCATCCCCTCAGCCAATCGGGCTGTCATCACCTCTTGAGCCCTGACGAATCCCTTTTCCGTATTTTGTACGCCCAGGGCAAGAGCGGCTTCCTCCTCACCAAGTTCATCCACCATCTGATTAACTAATTGTGTGGATAGGGATTGACCTTCCTTACCTGCGTTCATAAACTCGGTGGACATTTGACGCTGTATGTTGAACACCGCCGACTCTAGTGACATCCCGATCCACCCCTCCTCAGCGGTCTTCAGTTCACGCTTGCCGTCAAAGATTTCCATGGCAATGACAGCCATTTTCTCACCTTGCGGTCCTCCGTTGAACATCTCTTTAATAGCGAGAGCCGTAATCGTACGACCCATATCATTAAACTTGTGGGGGTTGGTCTCCCCCAGGAACGATTCCAACGCCCTTTCAACAGCTTGTGGAGCCGTAGCGTTGAATGCCTTGTTGAGGACGCCATAGGTTTCCTTCATCGGTTGCAACACATCAAGAGCTTTAACCACAACCTGCTGATTCTTCCTGGTTTCCTCCTGACGAAGCGACAAGTCATTGGCGAACCTCAGAGAATCATCTCGTGCAATTACCGCTAGTGCCAACTCCGGGGTCATAAGACGGGGAGAGTACCCCTCCGGCAAGCCGAAGTTTTCTTCTTCATTGAACATAACCCCTCCGTCGGGATAACCCCCCAGTAACTTCAACTCAAACATCTTATCAGGGGAGAGGTCCTCCGGCCTGGCTATCCTTTTGCCGGAAGCAGGGATTTTCGGCATCGGGAGTTGGAGAGGATCAACCTGAAGTCTCGCCAGGTCCATCTCTTTGCCATCCCGAGCTATTGAAGCCTGTATCTGTTTATTGTGGAGATCGTAGGCTGCTTCCAGGTGCCGGGGATCAGACTGGTCATCGCTCATAATACGCATCATGTCTCGGAGGTGTACCCTTTGTGCATATTCCTTCCGCCCCTCCTCACTGGAGAAATAACCAGCCGTCAGCATCTCATCGTTTCGGGCATCGAGTGCTGCAATTGCCTCCTGCACCCCCAGCTTCTTCGACTTGAACTCCTTGGCGAACCGTATCATCTTCTCACGATGAGCCAACACCGACTGTCCCATTGCAGCCGTCTCACGGGACAAGTCACTTTGCAACGACGCATTCAACTTGGCCATATCCTGTTGATGTGTCTTATCTTCAGACCGCTCCTGCTTCCGAGTATTCTCCTGATTCTGTCTATCAATTCCGGCAGCAACCTGGTTGGCCACCTGAGTAGCCGCACCCCCGCCCGCCTGTGCCGCCTGTTGCACAGCCTGGGCATTTCGGACCTCCATCTGTTCGATGGTTTTAAGCAGCTTCTGCATCTGAGCCTGGGACTGTTGCTGTAGTGCAACAAGAGCCGCTACAGGCTGAGAAGCTCTACCCGGACCAAATGAACTAGCAGAAAGTCCCCCACGCTGTGGACCACCCTTACTTCGTGTTGCCATACTTCACCTTACAAAGTCTTACTTGTTACCTACCAATGCCAACGAAACTTAGTGCTAACTCAAATAGCTGGGACAGCCCCGTCCCTTCCATGGAGGCCAACAGGGCATCTTGCATCTCGACCGACATCCCCTGAAGCATCAAAGTGAACTGCCGCATTGCAACATCCCCGGCTATCTGATACTGTAGCAGTGCCGACTGGCTATGATCCGGGAAGGGCGTATCCTGTGCGGGCAATATGTCCAACAGTAACTGATTGCCTGCCATCTCCGCCGAGGAACGTGCAGCAAGTAACTGAGCCTGGGAGTTGGCGAAGGCCGCCGAGGAGTTGGCATCAATCTCCAGCAAGGTATTCGTCATCTGCCCAACCGCAATCTGGGTCTGTGCAAACGCCTGACCCTGCATCCCAATCAACTGACCCTGCGTATTCAAAATCTGGTTCTGAATCTGCCCCCCGATCTCAGCAAACTTGGTGGCAGTATTGGCCCTCAACTCGTTGAATTGAAGCTGAGTGGTTCCTACAATCCCGCCTAACGCAGACGACCCGCTCATTCGGACCTGGGCAACCATACTCCGCTTTTGAGAATCAGACAGATTAGGGTCCGACATTATCTTAGCGACTTGCGTATTGACGTTGCCCTGAGTGTTCTGAACAGCCGCCTGCATCACCTGGGCCTGGCCATCCATGATGCCACCCAGAACCTCCGACCTCTCTGAATCAAGTCGGTCGAAGGCCCCCGCCGCATTTGCATCAAACTCAGAACGTAACTCATCAAACCGGGCGTCCACATCCCCCGGAATACTCTGGATATTCTCAGTCTGCTTGTCGATGTCCTCCTGGATTCTTGCCCGATCCTCCTCCAGGCCCTCCCCTGCTTCGTCAAACCTCTCGGACGTGGCGTCCTTGTCTTCTTCAATACCCGCCGCCAGCTCATCCGCCCGTTCTTTATTCTCAATGTCAGCCGCTTGGCTGGCGTCTTCCGTGGCCCTAGCCTCGTCTATCGCCTCTTCCCCCGCCTCACCTTGAGCGGGGAGATTAGAATCCCCAACTACATCGGGAATCTCGATATCGAGCGGCTCGCGGGGTGGCCCAAATATGGCGTCGGTGATTTTCCCGCCGGGACGAGTGTCATTTGGATCGTATATTAAGTCGGATATAACGCCCATTATAGGGTCTCCAAACATTGAATGGGAATGAGCCTATCCGGCCCTGCTGATTCATTCCCATTCAATTAGTTAGTTCCTTGCCTGGATTGTGCCTCGCTCATGGTGAGTATGCCATGAACTAAAACACTTTGTAGTTCCCAGTCCTGATTGCCGCCCTTGAACTCCAAGTAGGGGAACAGGCGGGTGCTGGCCCGGTTGAGATAGCCTGCCGTCTTGTCGGGGACGATGTTGAAATCGACCTCCGTTGTACCTAGTTCTGTGTCCATCTGCCGAAGTCCGTAGGTGAACTTCCCGTTCGTATCGTCCGTGCCCGTCTCTCCCCCCAGGTCCGAGAAGCTGGCTTGGAGGGACTTGCACACTTTTCGTACGAAGGGATCGGGTTGCCCAGTTTGGCCTACCATTACGGGCAGAACGATACGGGTGACTACCGGGGCAACGGAATAGCGTACCCCTTCCGCCGGGGTGTCCGAAAAGGCGTCTACTGTCAACTGGGTGTCGCTGACCCGGGCTGTGATTTCTGACGCTTCGCCGATTAGATCGCCCGATAGAATGTGGACCTTGAAGCCGACGCAGTTAGCCGGGAACGTGGCTTCCGTGTCGTTTAGGGTGGTTGTCGTGGTGCCCGATGTAAAGGTGCCGTTTACTGTTTCACTCGCGGTTGTCCCACACATGGACCGCTTGCCCATTGTTCGACTACCGTCGATAACGTGGGATTCGCCGGAACTGGTTACGAAGTAGGCTCGGCTCGCCCCATCCGTCAGTACGTCCGGCCCCGATGTTAGGAAGGACCAGGGGATGTCCTCCAACTTGGTTACTGCACCAGTGGATTCCCAGAGGAGAAAGGCTTCCTTCTTGGACGTATTCATCAGGATGAGAGCCCCCATCGTAGCGTCGAACTCGACATGGACCGAACTGAGGGTACTGGCCCACTCGGAATCGTCCAGGAGGATTCGATCGAGGACGGATACGGAGTTGATAGCTCCGCTGTTGCCGTCTATTTGCTTCAAGCCGGAGGTCGTCACGACGAACAGTGAGTTGCCCACTCCCGTTTGGCCGAAGCGACTAACACCTCCGAGACGGAACTGGAGGCGGTTGGTACCGATACCCGAACCGGATCGTGCGGTTCGGTACACGCCCGAATTGGTGACACCGAATAGGTTGTCTCCTGCGGGCTCCAGGGACAAGAACCGTTCGGCTGCTTCGTCCGGGCGGTACTGTTGTTCGGGTGGGAAGTTTTCCGGTTCGTTGGCATTCAGGACCGACCACGCTATCGCCTCTGGAATCTTCTCGGTGTCGTCCCACTTTTCGTCAGGCGACGCAGGCTCCTCAACATCCGTGACACCTACCAGAAGCCCATCGAATGCCTGAAGTCGCTTGAACCGGGGGGCGGGATGGAACCCGTCCAGGAACGCCGCGTACTGCGGCTGAGTAACCAGGCCCGCGTCACCAAACCACGTGGACTTGAAATCGTTGAACACTGTGCCAATAATCGAGTCGTGGTCAATCTGGATAAAGAACAACCCCGAACCAGTAGGATAGCTCCCCACCTCAATGTACTCATCAACCAGGTAGAATTGACTCACCAAGGTATACTTGTCAATTGCCGTGTTCCCATCCCCCCGGGGAGTACGCCAAAGACGGAAGCCATCCACATGCGGAATGCCCCAGTTGATTAGGCAGGTTCTAGAGTGCGTGTTCCCGCGTATCTGGTTGACGGAGCCCCCTCCACTCACAGGCAAGTTGATCTTATCAGCAGTAAATCGAAGTCCCGAGTTTGTTGTTCCGAGAGCCAGTTCCGTGTGGTATCGAAAGTATGACCTCAGATTGTGCTTCCGACTAATCAATTCTATGGCATGGGTGTACGCTCCCTTATCCGTCGTATGAGCAGTCGGACCATAAACTTCCGCGGCCATGCAATCGTCAGAGTTCCCAATGTAGCTGCCGTCATCCTCTTCATTCAGCGGATGTCCCAGAACACGTCGGGGCATCAGGCCCATGAATCGAGAGTCGAAGCCCGTCACGAACTTGTCCCAGGAATTGATCTTGTAGTCCCAGAAATACGCTTTGTTGTAGGGAGCCTCTTTTCCGTCCCACTGGGTAACGGTCGAAGTCGTGTCCCCGCTAATGCACACGTAGATATAGCGGCCCATTGACGTTATATCTACTTCGTCGTAGCTAGTCAGCTTGAAGTCGTCCCACGAATCGTAATCTTCGAGTTCCACCACATCCGTTGTATTGTCGCTGGAATCCCGGTAGGCGTAATATAACGACTTGCCGGTTCCTCCGGGGTTGTCCCCGATGATCGCCAACCCCTTCAACATGCTACCGCTGGTTCCCTTCTGGATTGAGGCGTACTTGACCAAGACGATGTTGTTAATCGAGGTGATCGTATGACCCGATTCAGGTTTGGGGACCCCATGAACAGTTTCGTCCGCCATACCGGGGAAGGGTCGAATGGCTCCCATAAAGCGACCATCAAGCCCCGTAGCTTCTACGAGGTTCGGAAGACTAACAGAGTGGGGATTCACCTTTCCATCCATGCTGGGCATGATGGTGGGATAGGTCCAAACTGCTTGATCGTCATGTTGTCGGATTGGCATTAGGTGGCCCGAGTCATTCCCACAAAGAACCAGTATACATCATACCGGAGACAAATCCAAATCTTTCCGGCTCCGCCCCCATCCGAGATGAACCCAATGAACCCATTACCTCGGGCACCGAACACCGCCTCAATCTCCGCCTCCGTTGGGGTTCCACTTACATTGTCCACCGAGTAAGTAAGGAAGACCGGGTTCTCTGCATTTCTACCAATCAGATCAGCCCGGGATTCAGAATGGGGGCCTTCGTCGGTGGGCACCAGGTCGTCAAGGCGAGACTCGGGGGCCATGGCACTTTGGGCGGGCTCCTGTTCCTGATCGGCCCGACTGAACATGGGGCGTTGTCCGAACTGTGACGCCGGAGGAACGCCCCGGATAGCACTTCTCTGCCGGTTCTGTCTGTGATCGGGGTTACTTATGGGATTCCAAAATCTCATGTCTAGTATCCGTAGCCTCCCCGATTCGAATTGTCCCACGTATCACCATCAAAGTGGTGGGGGAAGCGGGCCTCTTTCTTACTGATTGCTCGCCGCATCGCCGACAACTTGAGCATGTAGTTCCTCTCAAGCGTGGACATCCTCTGAGAGTTGCCCTCTTGAGAGAGTAAGTCCAGGGCAGCCCGCAGGGACACTACGTGCTTAATCAGTCGCCCAAAGACCGGGACAACCTCATAGACGACTGTTCCGGTAGGGGTGACATCCCATGCCTTGTTGATTGTAGCTATACGAGTTGTCACGTCATAGGCCGTAATCAACCGCTCCTCCTGGTATCCTTGCGTAGAAGAGAGGATGCGTATAATCATCCCCACGTACTCATTCGGCCTGGTTCCCAGCGTACCATCCGTCACCGATGTGGGGAAGGTTACGGTGTCAGCGTCGATGGCACTTGCGGTAGCCTTGTGGATAAGGGGCTCAGCATTCGGGTGGTACAGTAGGGTCAAGGTCTCAGTCGAAATCCAATCGGCAAGTAGACGAAGAACATTGCCCTCAAGTTTCCATCCTTTTCGGGACGGGTCCTGATACGAGCCCGGCCAACTCTCGTACTCGGGCAACCCCGTCGATGTATTCTCCTTGGTTACTCGTATCAATTCGCCCACCTGTGGAGGTAGGATATAGTCCTGTTCCCCGGACACCAAGGTGATCGTATGCCGAATCATAATGGGGTGGTCAGTATTCACGTCGATGTCAGTAAGAACCGCATCTATGGCAGCCTGGAGGAGTTCGACAATGTCCCCATCGGTATACTTGGGATTAGTGCCCGGCTCATCGGTTGCTTTACGAATAAGGGACACACAATCGGAAAGAAAGCCGCTACCCGAGAGAGCGGACGAACTAACCACAGATGGGGCAACCAGAGTGTCAATGGCGTCCCGAATCTCCTTTAGGCTGTCCGTACCAGTGGCAAAGCCTGACCCGGCCATTAGGTCCAGGCTTTCACCTAAGTGTTCCAAGCTATCGGTCGCCGGGCTATACGTGCCCGTCCCAGTGGTTGGGGCCGTAGCGGTCTTCGACATCATCGCACGAAGATAATCAATTAGTCGATCAGGGGCAGTCGCCGCGAACCCGCTGGCCAGCTTGCTAAGAGCAGCAAGATCAGCCGCATTCGCAGCATACACTTCCACCAAGTCCCCCGATCCCGGCGTGAACGGAAGGTCCGAATCCAAAGTAAATGACGGATCAGAATCGTCGTAATCTGTAACGGAGCGGACAGCAACTCGGGCCGTGGTCTTATCGGTCCCGTCCCATACGATGATAATAGTATCGTTGTAATCATCGTCAGCCCCCCCGGACGGGGGGTCGCCAGCCTGTACGAACACCTTGGATGCGGTGGAACTGGCCGTGCTGGTTCCTGCGAAGATGCGGGTACTATGGGCCTGAGTTGCCGGGAAAGTATCTCCCGTGAGTCCCGTGGTATCGTATTGGAGTTCAAGATTATTGGCAGCGGTGGCGTCATCACTCACGGAGGCCACGTCAACTTCCGGAAGAGTGGTCGTAGCCGACAGAGTGACGGCTGTCCCCAACCAGAGACCCACATCGACACGCCCGCTGGAATCTACAACGTCCGCGACCACGTTCCCGACCAGGGAGATTTCTTCGACCGCCGGAACCGCCGAGTCCGTCGGGTTCGTCACAGTCAAGATGACATGATCAACCCCCGTGGCAAAGGCAGCATCCGGCCAGTCAACCCGGTACAGACCAGGAGAGGACGTGCCATCAATCTCTATCATCTTATTGTCGGCGTGGGCCGAGTCCGTAGCCGCAAGAGCCGTGGCATCCGCTTTAGTGGCTGGAGCGACACCGGCCCGCGTGTACTGGAGGTCAAAGTTAGTGATGGTTGCTCCGGTAACAGCCGACCCCGAGGAATCCAGTACCATGATGTACCGAGTCACATTCGTAGTGTCATCTTTGATTTGCGGCATTACTGCTTTCCTGCCCGCTTCGAGGGGCTGACTCCGCCCCCTCCCCCGCCAGCCGCCGTGGACTCGAAGGCCCCGATATCCGCCCGCTGAGTAGTCCCCCCGGTCTCGTAGCCGTCGAACCCGGCATTCAGGGCCGGACTTCCCGCCCCCAGTGTATAGTCATTAGCGGCCTCATCCGTAAACTCGGGAGCACCCGTCACTTCTCCCACTAGAGTCTCATAGCCCGTATTAGCGTAGTCGGTAGTGTTTGAGTTCAGTAAGTTATTGCGACCAATAAATCTCCCGCCCCCGTTGTCATGGCCGCTTATTCCAGTGATACAATCGTAGATGATGTTGTTTATTGCCACATAGGGACCCCAGAATGATGCACCAAATCGAATTCCAGTAGTAGAGTTTTTTGAATTGCCGTCAATTGTGCAGTTAATGACGGCATTTATGGCAGTATTGGCCCCTAAGAACGTAATGGCGTCGGAACCACTGTCAAAGAAGGTACATCCCCACACGACCCCCGTGATGAGAGTGACTCCGGTAGCCCCATTACTTAGGAACCGGCTACCATATATTTGGGCATTGGCATCACAATCAATACCGTCACCTGCGTTTCCTGAAAAGATACAGGATTCCACCATCAGCCCGTCGTCCGAGACCAACCCATCACCACCATTGTCGTTGAACTCACAGTTTCGGAAGGTCATCTGATCAGTATTTATCGCGGAATACCCGTTACCCGTGGCATTTTTAAGGATGAAGTTTTCGAAGACATAGAAAGTGTTGCTCGTTAGAGTACTTACTATGCAGTTCGCCCGGCTCGATTCCGCATCGATTGTTACCTTGCCACGATCGGTTCGATCAGCCGTCGTCGTATAGCCAATAAACAGGATGGGAGCAGTGGTAGTCCCAACCGTATCAATCGTTACTAATTCAGTATAGGTAGCGGAGGACTTGACGAATACTATGTCCCCGGCAGCCACCGTATTCATGGCCTTGTCTATGGTGGCCCAGGCGTTCCCGGACCCTTCCGAGGTACCGGCATTCCCATCGTCGCCCATAGCTCCATCAACGTAATATGTAGCCATTTACTGTACCTGGCCCCCTGAAATTGGGGTCTCAAAGGCGTAGGGAATGGGAGCCAGTCCTTTATTCGTCAGTCGCTTCTTTGCCCAGTCCCACTTCTCCTGCTCTTGCTGGAGGGTGTCGTTCTCCTCACGTATGCGGTCCCGCTCTTTCGAGACCAGACGCTTCTTCTTCTCTTGCCAGTTTATCGTCTTCCAGCAGTAGACAATCTGTTCGACCAGTTCTGGTGTAACCTTCTCGAAGGACATCCCTAAGTCTTCCATCTCATCGACCAGGTGAATACGCTTGTCGATCCAGTATCCGAGCACCCATTCGCCCGTCTCGCCTGACCAGAAGGTGACAATATCGTCGAACTTTAGGCGACGGCGAAACATCCGAGCTACGGGGGTGTCCTTAATGACGTGGGTACTGGAGCGAAGGGTCGTGGTTGACATAAGGGGCCCCTTGAATGGGAATGAGTTGTGACGAATTACCCCCCAAACAACGAAGCCGGGCCGGGACAGGCCCAAACCCGGCTTCGCGTGGGAGGAGGAGGCTTTGTTTAACCGAGTACTTCAGTGATACCGGAGAGCTTCATCCAGTTTTTCGACTGGGGTCCCGGCATGACGTTCCACTGACGCAAGAAGGGAGCTTCCACGAAATCGGTGGTCGAACCCGTTGTGCCGTGGGCGTGCTTGAAGATGCCCTGCATCCCACCGGACCCGCCGATGGGAGCCACGAACTCTACCTCAGTGCCAAACCGCGAGTCCACCTTAGCACCCGGAATGGGCGGGGGGACGTAGCGGGTCAGACCGCCGCCTTTGATCTTGCCACAGTAGGCAGTACCAGAGTTGGCGTAGGTAGAGGTGAAGATTTCAACTGCCCGGGACGCGAACCGATATCGGAACGATTCCCACCCGGCGTCAACCGTGACCGGCATACCATTGCGGTCATAGCGGAAACGACCCGGCTGACTGGCAACAGCGTTATTGTAACTATCGAGGTTATCAATAAAGCCGATGAGGACGCCCATCGTCGTCAGCATGGTGTCAACCTTCTGCCCGGGGAACGACTCGTAGAACTTCGCAAAGTGCTTGTTCAGAACCGTCTCCGTCAGAGCCGCACCAATCGAACTCGGAACGTACGAGCGGAACTGAGAATAGTTCCGAACGTCGATGCCAAAGAAGTCCGTGACGGTCGAGCCGTCGGCGATCCAAGACTCCAAGCCCTTAGGGGACTGATTGACCGAATCCTTGATAACGAAGATATCGTTATCGCCCCCGGCACCGGCATAGGTCACGCCGCCACCGAGAGTGGTCGTAGTCTGGAAAGTTCCACCGTCTGCCCGACGGACATGGATTGTATCGGCAAGCGAGTCCACGTTGTCGATTACGAGAAAGTAGCCGACGTTACGTTTCGTGGTGCCCGTGCTGTCGTACAGGTCAACCATCATACCCGTGCGGAAGTGATGAACACGACCGCTCGCACTGGTACCCGACAGGTCAAAGAGCATCACCGACGTGTCCGTAGTAGGTGAAGTCTTATCCGTTACGTTTGCCGACGTGTCACCAATACCAGCCAGTTCACCCGTACTAGCCGAGGAACTGTAGAAGATCGCGGCTTCCTGTTGAGCCAGGAGGTCCGCAACACCCTTCAAGTTTTGAGCTACAACCGAGCCGATGGAGGCATTCAACCTATCCGCACGCAGAATCTGGTGGGGAAGATAGAAGTTGCCCCGGTGCTCGATGAGCCCAACCGTGGATTGCACGAACGCCGGAGCAGTGGTTTCATCAACCGCCTGGAACGACTGGGGAGTATCGTACATATTGTAGCCGAGAGACCCGGACAGGACGTTTCCACCCTGTGCGGACATAAACTTGGCACCACCGGCTACACCAGTAACCCAAGTTTTGAGAACGTTCCAACCCCGACCGATGCCGCGATTGCGGACGACGCCCATGCTGGAGCGTCGAATCATCGGATAGATTGGGTCCAATTCCCAAAGAGACTCAAAGATCGTAGGAACAATCTTTTCCTCCAAGGTGAGTTGGACAGCATCAGTAATTGTAGCCATTTAGCTATCCTTGTTCTACCAAGAGCACACTGTTGACCGGGCGTTTTACTGGACCCCGGTTGGTCCAAACCTACTGTTGGCGTCCTCGTTCAGCCTGGACTTGGTGGTAGGCCATAGTCTCCAGGATATTCTGCTCGAAGTTATCACCGTCAGTGGATGGGACGTGGTCTGGCATTTTCTTAGGGTAGACTTCTGTATCGCCGCCGCCTGGAGCATGGCCGAGGCCCGCGTGGGTCCTCGAACCGGGGGTGCCGAGAGCTTGCAGGTGTCCCCTGATTTCAGGTAGAATCTCCGCAAGGATACGGGTCCCGTCTCCAAAGTCGCCGCCGTACTGGTCGAGTCGCCCGCGAATCTTTTCATCCACGAATCCTCGAATGGCTGCACGTCCCTCAGGACTGTGAGCCTTCATATTATAGCCTATAATTTCATCTTTGTCAAGTGCGAGATTGACAATTCCGTCAATTCTGGCCCTCTCGGACTCTCTTAGGACCCGCTGGAGGTCGGGAGACAGCCTCCCGTAGTCCACTGGCCCAGTATCTTGCTGTGTCACTTTATTTCTTCCTTGTTGCACTTGACGATTGTAGCTCTCCACTGCATCATCGTCATCATCGTCATCATCATCGTCCGAAAATGTCTGTTGGGCGATCCTCTCGACTTCATTGCCGGATACCCCCATCGCCGCCCCGAGACGACGAAAGGCGTCAACATCGCCGTCCTGAAAAACCATCTCCATGTCCTCTTTGAGGGCCATAGCCTTCGAAGCCTCTCGCCTAATTTCTGCGGCTTCCTGGAACTTCTCACGTCCCGCCGCCCCCTGTTGGGCCTCGGCAATCAACTTGTCTATGCCCCATTGTTCCGTCCGACCGTTGACCTGTACGTTAAAGGTACGGCTCTGATCTGGGTGGGGAGAGTTCGCTAGGGCCGGGTGGACCTGCGAGCTTGGAATCTGAATCAGGCCGCTGTCATCCGACGCACCTGGCGTGTGACGTTCCTGATTCGCCTGGGGGGTAGAATCTGGCATCTTTCTTCTCCTTGGTTAAGCTGGACCACCCTGGGTAATTCCCGGAGGAATGCCCATTTGCTGTGATCCTGGTCGCTGCTGACCTCCAGCAGCTTCAATTTGTGCAACTTCTTCCGGCGGCGGGAGTTCACTCGGGAACCTTTGACCCGCCAGAATCTCCAGGTCCATTTTCCAGACCTCGAACACTTTTCGGACGGCTTCACTCGCCAAACTATATTCGATCTTATTCATAAACTCCTGGAGCTTGATGAGCTGAATGTCCGGGTTCTGAGTATGTTCACCAATGTCCACGTTACCCGGAGTCTGCCCGTCTCGGAACAACTGGATAATCTGCCACGTTGCCTTCCGCCATGTTTCCCACAACTCTCGGGGAGCACCCGGCATGTCCAGGTTTTCCTCCATGACGGTAATCCAGAAGCGGGTCGGGTCCACAAGCCCCATCCCAAACAGTTCCTTCAACTCTTGTTTTCGGACCTCACGGTCGCGGGGCTGACGGTCTCGGATATCAACTTTAATTTCCCACGGGTGAGGAATCGGGTTATCCGCCAACCTTAGCATACCCGTAGTCGGGTCGAGAATCACCCCGGCGATCGCATCATCAATCGTGGCGAGTTTAACGGTGTCCCCGGGCTGCATTCTCTCTTTAGCGACTTGGAGCATCCGCGAATATACACCCGCCAGGGCGTCAGCCAGCCCATGAGAAGGCAGGGCAAGACTAATGTTTCCCGTATTAAACAGGAAGCCAAGCCCAGCGGCAGAGTCAACACGGCCACTCGCCTCACCCCGTAGAGCCGAACCTTGACCCGCCAGCTTATCCATGATGCCACTTGCCACTTGGGCAACTTCACCGGGCAACTTTCCGCTGGTTGCGGGCTGTAACACGAAGGGCTGGAGATTCGGATTCAACGGGTCAGGCTCAAACTTCTCCGCACGTGGGCGGGGTCCCGTTCGCCACTTCTTAATGTCAATTCCTGAAGCACCCGGAATAAACAGGGTGCCAAACATGTCCAACTCCTGCACGTTCTTGAACAACGAAGACAACATCTTCTCAATCTGGTCATTCATCGGCATCAACGGAGCTATGAACCCCCTGGCAAACATCTTGCCAATGTCCGTATGCCGAGCCACGTGGAGGGGACACACAACCCGAACGTTCTCTTTCTCGAAGTTCTCGTCGATTAGAATCTTGTTGCCCACCTTAACGATGAACCGTGCTACAAACTGCTGCGTATCGTCGTAGACATAGACTTCCTCCAGGGGGAGGTACATCCGGCCATCCTTACGGGGTCCGGGGCCATCGTAGAAGCTACCGCCCGGTTTACTAATAGTCAGACCGATCATGTCAGACTTCTTTGCACTACCAGACGGATTCGTTCCATACCCCCCGCTTCCAAGGTCCTGCTCCGGCGGGGGGGACCCCCACGGAACATCGCGGGCGAGCATGTCTGTCTCAGCCCTCTTCAAGTCAATCCGCTTGTCGAACACGGTCTTCATCCGGTCCTGCAAC